GGTTAAGCAAAATCCAACCCCTTCATCTTCATCTTCATCTTCATCTTCAAAAGAAGAATATAACGATCATTTTTTGAAATTCTGGAATGTCTATCCAAACAAGAAAGCTAAGGAAGCTGGATGGAAAGCATTTAAGAAATTAAAAGCTGATGAAACATTTGTTTCTATGTTGATAAATGCTGTTCGTGAACAAGGATTGCTATCTAAAGATGTTCAATACGTTCCTCATGCGTCAACATGGCTCAATGGCAAACGATGGGAAGATGAGATCGTAAGTTCGACATCAAGCCCTAAAGAATGGTGGATGAACGACAGGAGGATCAAATGATTGGAGACTTACTAAACAAGCTGGAAAAGGTTAAAGGTTCAAAAGGTCGGTGGGTAGCTTGCTGTCCTGCTCACGTTGACAGATCGCCAAGCCTTGCCATAACGGAAACTGATGACGGTCGAATCTTGCTCAAGTGCTTTGCAGGATGTTCCGCTTACGAAATTGTAAAAGCCGTAGGAATGGACTTGACAGACCTGTTTCCTAACGACAACAATCTAAGTTCCCTCAAGGAAAAACATTTTAATAAAGCAGTACGCAGACCGTTTTACGCATCAGACCTGCTGAAAATAATCCAATTTGAGGCACTTCTAACGTCCGTAGCGGCGTTTGATTTGAGCGAGGGTAGGCAGGTATCGGAAGTAGACAGAAAACGGCTTAAAACGGCTGTATCCAGAATCAACGAAGCGGTTAGTTACATTAACTAGGGGAAACCATGAGTCTTGAGGCAAGAGCGATAGAACTAGACGAGGCTAGGAAGGCTCGAATCCTAAAGTCAGAAAGTATTGACGTAGAGAAGTATCTACATTCAAACGACGTAACGATACGGGTTAAGAAGGCTTCTGAATGGCTAGATTCCATCAAAGAAGCTTACTTATCGGAAACGGTAGAAAAGAAAATCGTGATGCCTTGGGTCAGAACCCATGATTCTTTTGCCTATCGTGAGGGTGAGGTAACTGTTTACGCTGGTTCTAACGGTGGTGGTAAGTCGCTTATCACAGGTCAGATAGCGTTGAGTCTGGTTAAGCAGGGTCAGTCAGTCTGCATAGCGTCGTTTGAAATGAAGCCTGAACGGACGCTACAGAGGATGCTCCGACAGTTCTCCGGGGAATCTCTGGATGATCCGTTGACTCACGACAGGGCAGGATTTATTACGAAGATGGTTGACCGGATGGACAAGTTTCTATCCGACAAGATGTACCTTTACGACCAGCAGGGAACTACATCACCGGAGAAGGTGATTGCTATGTCGAGGTATTGCGCCATTGAGCTAGGGGTCAAGCATATCGTTATCGACAGCCTGATGAAGTGCGTCAAGAATGAGGATGATTTCAACGGTCAGAAGTCGTTTATTGACGAGCTAACGGCATTGGCTAGGGATCACAATGTACACATCCATCTAGTCCACCATATCAGGAAGCAGCAGACGGACGAGACACAGCCGAACAAGAACGACTTGAAAGGGTCAGGAAGTATCTCGGATCAGGTGGATAACGTCTTTTTGGTTTGGAGAAATAAGAAAAAAGAAAACCAGAAGAACCGGGGTGAGCAGATAGACGAGACTCAGCCGGATACATTCCTAATGTGCGAGAAGCAAAGAAATGGTGACGGTCAGGAGTGGTACGGACTTTGGTACGACAGTCTAAGCCAGCAGTTTGTGGAGAGGATAGGAGCGAGGATTGACTTTGATAACCGAGGAAGTTTTAAGGCATAGGTGATAGTCATGGATGAAATCTGGAAAGATGTTGTTGGATTTGAAGGAATTTACAAAGTATCTTCATTGGGAAGATTAAAGTCACTTGAGCGAATTATTGTTAGGAAAAATGATGTAAGACTCAAAATTAATGAAAAAATAATTTTAGGATCAGACCATCATGGGTATCTGTTTACAACGCTACGAAAAAAAGATTGTAGAGTTCAAAAATTTATCCATGTAATTGTTGCTGAAGCATTTATTGGCGTTAAGCCAGAAGGAAAAGAGGTCTGTCATGCAGACGGCAGCAGAAAAAATAATTGCGTAAATAATTTGAGATATGGAACCAGATCAGACAACGTAAGAGATGCAATGGCTCATGGTACGCATTACAAGCCAATCAACAAAAAAGGAAGTGAAAGATCGGACGCAAAAATAAATGAAGAAATTGCAAGACTCATAAAGGTTAGCGATGAATCATCTCATGTGTTGGCAAAAAAATTTAATGTCTCACGAGCTTTAATTTCAAACATCAAGCGAAATAAGGCTTGGAATCATGTTAATTGATAAAAGTAGTGAACTATTCAGACATCAAACTGAAGTCCGTCAAATATTAGCTTGGAGAACAGAGGACAGGGGCAAGGCAATGGAGTATCTGGCTAGGGTTAAGGGTGACAGAAGAGACCAGCTAGAGAAGGATTGCCGAATCCAATGGGAATGTGGAAATCGAGGTAAATGGGGGGATTGGCGTGGTCTATAAACGGGTTGATTCAAATCAAGTCCAGATTGTTAAAGAGCTAAGACGCTTGGGGATGGAGGTCGAGCATCTTCATGGGGTAGGCAAGGGATGTCCGGATATTCTGGTGGGATACAAAGGCAAGAACGTCCTGCTAGAGATAAAGAAGGACGATAAGGCCAAGCTGACCCCGGATCAGGTGCTATGGCATCACAGTTGGAAAGGTCAGGTAGCTATTGTCACTAACGTCATTGAGGCTGTTAAAGCGGTGAAAGATGTTTGCCGGGAGCCATGAAGACCATAACGATAACGGATGAGGATTACGATTTATGCGTAATGGTTGCAGCCATGAGGAATATGGTTTCTAGGGCTAGCAATACCAAAGACCGTCAAATGGGCAATCAGTCTGCGCTAGAGACAGACTTAACAGGGATCATTGGCGAGTACGCATTTTGTAAGCTACACAATGTTTTCCCAGACTTAATCGCTAAAACTAGGTCAGGGTCTTACGACTGTCTTTTCAAGGGACAGCGGATTGACATAAAAACAACTAAATACGAAGACGGTAGGTTATTGGCAACGACCAAGCTAAACGACGATGTAGATGTCTATGTGCTGGCTATCGTTAATAATAAGAACGTAACTTTCCCCGGATGGACGAGAAAGAGCCAGCTAATCAAAGAGGAAAACCTAAAGAACTTAGGGCATGGCGATACCTACGTCATGGATCAGGAGAAGCTAAACCCTTGGAAAGAGCCAAAATAGGTTTTTTCTATTAAAAATAGCGTTTCCCGATAGAAATTATTTAGTTTACCGATGGAAATCTTTTGTGAGAGTATCTGTCCATACCGCAGCACACAGCGGGATTTCTAAGGGGAACAAAATGCAATACGCAAATCACTATATGTACAGCGATGTTGAGCCGTATGAAGTTGTTCGCATCGTCAGCGAAAAAACCATCGAAATCCGTGCCATGAAAGCAGAACGCGACGAGTCAGTAAAGTTGGAGTTCCACGTTGGCGGCTTTAGCGCACATTGCTCAAATCAAGACCAGCAGAAGTGGATCATCACCAGCGACGAAACAGCACCTATCAAGCGTATCCGTCTTGGTAAGCGTGGCTGGAAAGACGCACACGGTGGTCGTTACGGCCTGTCTGACAAACCGCATAAAAAATACGACTACAACTTTTAATCAACCAGCCGGGGGAAACCCCGGCGTTCTAGGGGAGCAACATGAAGATTCATAAGGATTTGAAACTACGAGCATATGAACTATTAATTGCTGATTTGTATAAAGAATTAGAAGAACTACACGAAGAATATGAAGAATACTCTGGGAAAAATATTGATAGAACAGAACAATTTTGTAATTTTATTTATCGAGAACTTGGGTACAAAAAATTGATGGAATTAGCAAAAATTATCGACGAATCTGAGAACAATAATGAAGATATGACTTGCTATGTTGAGTGCTTTTATACAAGGGGATGAAATGGAATCAATCAAAATCGAAGGTGTAGAGCAACACCAAGGCATTTACGTTGACACCATAGGCGAGGATGTCTGGGTCAACATCATAGTCCGCAACGGTAGTGCCAATCTCTGCATAACGCCAGAGAACGCAGAGAAATTAATTGAGGCAATCCGAGTCGCTATCGTAGAGGCTTCAAATGAAGGTTGATCCTCATGAGGCAATCGACTTTATCTACCGAAACTCTACGGCTTACGCTAAGGCTAAGGCTGAAGTCACATACCTTGAGGAGTTTCGCAAGAGCAAGAAAGCAATCCTGTTTAGTCAGGCTATCGGGAATACGGTAGCTGACAGGGAGAATCAGGCTTATGCTCATCCAGAGTATCAAGCCTTACTAAAGGGGCTTCAGGCGGCTGTAGAGGCTGCTGAGGAACTTAGATGGCAGTTGATAGCAGCACAGGCTCGGATCGACGTATGGCGGTCTCAGGAGGCTTCTAATCGAACTATGGATAGGGTGGCGCAATGACAAGAGATGACATTATCCGAATGACACTTGTTGGCGAACAAAGCCTCAAAGACCGGATTAGTTATGCGATTGCTTTGGAGCGTGAGGAATGTGCCAAGGTTGTTGAGCAAGCTGGCATAGATGGATACGGAACTTTAGCCGCTGCTATATTGGTGAGAGAAAGGGATAAGCCATGACTGACCTACAAGATAACGTACCAGACGATAGCAATTTGGCACAATGTGAGTGGTGTGGATGGGTAGTAGACTGGGATGAGGTTCCCCATGCTAGGGACTTATCTGGCGAGATCGTTACCTGCTGCGAGGAGTGTAACGAGGGTGAGTCGTTTGTAAATTATCCGTCTAAGAGGTTCAATGTACAGAAGCAAGAAGCTGCTTGAGAGAGCCAGACACCTACCTTGTCAGCATTGTGGCAGGGAGGACGGGACAGTAGTAGCAGCCCACTCGAATCAGTTGCGAGATGGGAAAGGAAAGGGTATAAAGGCTAGTGATTATCGAATTGCTAGCCTTTGTTTTTTTTGCCATTCTGAGCTAGATCAAGGCAAGAATCTTTCCAAGCAGCAACGGCTAGAGATGTGGGAGGAAGCCCATCGTAAGACGGTAGGGCTACTTTTTGAACGTGGCTACTTGGAGGTTGTATGAAGAAGATGTCTAAGGCTCAAAAGAAGGTCGGTAAAGTTTTAGGTGAGTTCAAGGAAGGTACTCTCCATAGCGGTAAGGGTGGCAAGGTCGTTAAATCAAAGGATCAGGCGGTTGCAATTGCTATGAGCGAAGGGCGTAAAGCCGCGAAAGGCAAGAAATGAAGGCCGGACTCTATAGCAATATCCACCGAAAACGTGAACGTATCGCTGAAGGTAGTGGCGAGAAAATGCGTAAACCGGGTGCTAAAGGTGCGCCAACTGCTGCGGCGTTTAAGGAATCAGCTAAGACAGCCAAGCCGAGGAAAAAATGAAGAACGGTCAAAAGAAATCTGACAAAGAGTTGCTAAAAGAGTATCTCGACGAAGAAAAAGAAAAAAAGAAAAATGGTGTTAATGAAATAGAAATCGAGATCAAGATTCCTATGGGTAAGAAAAAACGAGGGAAAGGCAATGGCGATTAAGCGAGGCAAAGAGGAGTTTGCTGGCTATAACAAGCCGAAGCGGACTCCTAGTCATCCTACAAAAAGCCATGCAGTCTTAGCCAAGTCTGGTGACGAGGTAAAGCTCATCAGATTCGGTCAACAGGGCGTTTCAGGGTCTCCGGCTAAGGAAGGTGAGTCGGCGGCAGATAAAGCCCGTAGAGCCTCATTTAAGGCTCGGCATGCGTCCAATATCTCTAAAGGCAAGATGTCAGCCGCTTATTGGGCAGATAAGGTTAAGTGGTGAGCCACCAGAGCCAGCTAGACTTTGTTGCTAGCGTCAAAAAACAATTCCCACAGTATTTCTTTGAGTCCAAGGTCTTAGAGGTAGGAAGTCTGGACATTAACGGTTCCATCCGGCAATTCTTTGTAAGTTGCGACTATGTTGGGGTTGATCTTGGCGAGGGACGAGGGGTTGATGTGGTGGCTAGGGGTGAGGAACTGGACTACCCTGACGATAGTTTTGACGTTGTGGCTAGCTGCGAGTGCTTTGAGCATAACCCTGAGTGGGTAAAGACCTTCAATAACATGGTCAGGATGGCTTCAGGGCTGGTTTTCTTTAGCTGTGCTACTACGGGTAGGGCTGAACATGGAACGAGGCGTACAAGCCCGGATGATGCGCCATTTTGCGGTGACTACTACCGAAACCTAACGGAGCAGGACATTAGGGATAGTTGCGATTTATCAAAGTTTGCAACTTATGAGTTTTCTACTAACAGCAGTCCGGCAGATTTGTATTTCTGGGGCATATGCAAGCAATCGTAATCTGTACGGTAAACAATCCCGGCATTACTGTGCTGCTGGAGTCTATTCGTTGCTATGGTGACAAGTTACCCGTGTACTTATGTAGTAATAATCTTGGACTCTGGGCAAGA